GTTGATGGCAGCCGCGGAACATATGAGGGCATTACATGAAAACATATGATCAAATTATGAACGCGATGAAGGCATATATCGTTGCTCATCAAACCATAATAACTGATCTAAATGAGGGTTCGGTAATTGCATCGATTCTTGAGGCCGTAGCGCGTGAAATATCTGCAGAATATATTGCTATCGTAAGCAATATAGATACATATCAGAAAAAGATTGCTTTTGCTCAGTTTGATTTCCGAAAAAAGGCCGGAGTAGCTGCTACGGGATCGATTGTGTTTAGCCGTGATTCTGCCCATCGAAACGATCTTTACATTCCGGTCAGGACTGAAGTGGCCACATCAGATGGTATAAAATTCACTACTGTTGAAGATGTACTTATTACGGCAGGCACCACAGAAAGCTCGTCGGCTGAGGTGGTGTGTGAAACACTTGGCACGGCAGGAAATGTGGCGGCAGGAGCTATAAGTATAATTAATTCTACTATTACCGGCTTGTCTTCAGTGACAAATGCTGTGGCTTGTTCCGGTGGCGTAGACGAAGAAACTGACGATGAATACGACAGCCGATTTAGAGAGTTCATCCAGGGCCTCGGGCAATCGAGCGTACCTGGCATAAAAGCAGCCGTGCTTGCCATTAATGGCGTTAAATCCTGCTCTATCGTGGAGCATTTTCCCCCAGTTTCCGGGATTAACATTACAGTGTATGCGGAGGACGGGAGTGGCACACTTCCTGATGATTTGTTGACCGAAGTGGATAATGTGGTGAATGGTGGCGGTGATAAGACGGGGATTCGCGCGGCGGGAATACGAGCACAGATATCAGCGCCTGTTATGGATAAGATTACTGTTACTGTAGAGGCGGCAATAGATTGGAGCGTCCCGCGGCAATATATCGAGGATGAAATGAACACAAAGATTGCGGGGTACATTGCCAGTCTGGGGATAGGAGCAGAGCCTGATTTGAAAGTCCTGGAAAATTTTGTAAAAGGGCAATATGGAATATCATCAGTCTCCAATGTCACTATATCAGGGCTTCCCGAGGTTTTTGACGATAGCATGATTGTGCGCCTGGATAGCGTGGTCGCGGAGTTTTCATGAATAGCATACAGGATAAGCTGAATAGCCTAATGCCAGCTATTTTTGATACAAGTAGCGAGGCATACAAATTATTAATCTCTGATAGCGAAAACAATGGCGGCGCGATTGCCCAGGCATTGGTCGATTTGATGGAATTCCGTGATTATTATACAAAAACAACCAATGTTGATGAAGCAAATGATATCTTACTAGATAAGATAGTCTCGCGTTTTTCTGGTTTGACACGGAATTATGCCGAACCCGATGATTATTTCCGCTTGCGCTATAAAGCGCTGGTTGAACGTTGCGGATTTGGCTCTTGGACGGTGGCAGAAGCGCTTCGAAAAAGTTATAGCTATTTTTTCAAGGATGAGGATATTTTCATTATTGAAAGTCATCCCACAACAAACCTTCTTTTGAATGGCAGTTTCGATACCCTCGCTGGCTGGGTTTCTTCCGGAAATGCTGAAGCGAAAATCATCTATTCAAAATCATTTGAAAAGGGATCTGCGCTTCAGGTAAAGCCAAATACCGCTGCTGATACTGGAACTGTCTATCAGGATGTCGTATCGGGAGGTGGATGGTATTCCTTAGTCTTCTTCTTCTCGAGCACAAAGAAGGGCGCCGGAATTGTCGATTTGAATATCCGGCACCTGGGCAATGGTAATTACTGGAATCCAACAACGAAAGCGTGGAGCTCGTTAAAAGTGACCCCTCGGTACACTGTTAGCGACGCAACCGCTGGAAAGTATACACTGGTCCAACTTTTCCTTCCGGTGAACGCCGGCACGGTCCGTGTGAGCTTCTCAACGGCCGCAATTGCAGGCTTCCTCCTCGATGCGGTAGCATTTGGCCCGGTTGAATATCCCAACGTGCGCGCGATGCTCATCTCTGATCCCGAAGTATTTTATGACAGCTCTATTCTGCATGACAATACGATAAGCCATAATGGCTTCCTGCAATATTACATCCTCGATGGCCTCGAAGCGATTATGGAAAAGACTCGCGCTGCGGGAGTGCGGGGGGAAACATATCTACTTTCGAGCCGTTTGAGCATTCCTTGGGACCGTGTTACGATTCAGCTTTCCTCTGCGATTGATATGACTCCATTTAAGCATGATTCCCAGGCCAGATTTAACTCCCGATATGCCTATGGAGTAAAAGATACTCGCACAAGGCATTTTGTTCGAAGGTTTAACGAATGGTCGGAATTCTCGATTCTGCATGACAGCAAGGTACAGTATAATAGTCAATTCACCCATTCTGGGAAAAACCGGGGAGCTGAAATAGGCTTGTCAAGGTTGCGAGCTTCGGAATATGTGACCGTCATAACCGTGAATCATGCACAGTATAACAGCGCAAAATTACATAATGAATCGATATTGCATGATGGTGCGTACTCGGTTTCCAGTCGGCAACTGACGCAATATTATCTATAGGGGGATTGGATATGCAGACAAAAGCTTTGAAATCGATATTGGCAACGATGCTCATTTCTCCATCTTCGGCGAAAGCCATTACTCGTATAGGCTTTGGCGAGGGAAGCGTAGCGGCAACGCCGGACGATACTGCGCTCACGAATGCCTATATGAAGAATATCAACTCATCGCGAGTTATCGATGGCTCTTCAGTTGAGTTTACTTACTCGCTCGGGTTCGGAGAGGCGAATGGCAAAATCATTCGTGAAATCGGTCTTTTCGCGACAGATGGAACATTGGTCGCGCGCGAAGTACGCGACGTTATAGAGAAGGATTCCGACGCATCATACGATGGTGTTATAACGATCCTTCTGTAAGAGTTCATTGACGGCGGCCCTCATGAGGGCTACAATATTTTAACGACGGTGCCGAGTGAAGACGAGGGCCGGTTACTCCTCTAAGAAAGGAGTAGCCGGCCCTTTTTCTTTTTCGGACCCAACCGGAGGGGAAATGGCTAACGTAACTGAAGGCTCGAGCTGGGAGAGTGGGATATACCGCATAGAAACCACAGACCCAGTAGGCGGCGGTGAAAGCGGAATCGACAATCTACCGCATAAGCAATTGGCTGCACGAACGCAGTTTTTGAAGGCGTTTGCGGATGAGGTATTGGCGGCACGAGGTGGTTTAGCATCGCTCGATGCTCGCCTTGATCTCTTTGAACCCCTGGAAGCTTCTACTACGAATGCAATCATTTCGCTCGCGATGGCCGCGATGAGCCAGGCGGGCCTTGCACAGCGGGAACTTGAAAAGCTTCAGAATAAGCGCATGCAGACCGGGCTCATCACGATCAAGAATCGGGGTGTCATATCCGGGTGCGCAGTCACAAAATCGGGAACCGCAAGCCGAAACCTTGCTATCGCCGCAGGTGCCATATTCTTGGGCGGGCGAATTTTTCCCGTGTTCGCTGAATCGGCCGGGGCGGCCGTACCTCCAAACGCTGGGCTTGTATCGGCGATCTGCTATGGATATCTGTATGTCACAACTGGCGGAGCGATAGCCTTTGCCTGCACAGGGCTTGGCGAGGCTGTTCCCGAAGACGGGCTTTCGCTTTACCAGATCACGGTTCCTGCAAACAACACCGACGTGACGGACCCGACCCTGACACTGGTGACGCTCACCGATATCAGGAGGATGGAGCCCAATTATCCCACCTGGTTCGCTACATCATCTTATGCGGCCGTTGCGCTCGCCTATCCTCTCCTCGATGCTGAATACACGGTGGCTTTCGATGTCGTTTCGATCAAGGGCGCTGGACTTCTTCAGGGCGGCGATCTGTACGTCGGTCCGCGAAATGTGAACGGATTCAACGTCTACTACAACGGTATAGCAGACACGGTAAAAGTGCGGTGGTCGATTCGCCGTGCTGGATTGTAAGGAGGTCCCATGAGGATACAGATTTTGGGTACGCCTGTCGCCGAATACACACTGGACGAGGCGACGAAGGTGCTGACGGTGGCGGGGCTCGACGTGAACCTTCCCGATTACGAGAGAGATACGCAGAACATCGTCACGATTTCCGCCGGAGAAGCCGGGCCGGAATTGGGCATTGAAGGAAAGAAAGGTTTCATTGCCGACATCGACATTCCTCCACGGCGATACGTGGACGAGGAAGGTTTAAATGAGGCTGGTGATCCTGTCACGAACCATATCCCTGTGCCGCTCGATACCGGCAGGATAATTTTGAAACTGTGGCCCCTGCCTAATCAGGTGGCCGAAATCGAAGAGGAGGTGCAGTAATGCCCGCTACTTTCACGAAAGATAGTATGAGCGCCGCCGTTGAAGCGGCCTCCGGTGGAAAGATCAAGATTCTGTATGACGATCTTGGCAATCCCAGCCATATGGTTCGCATACCGAAATTCAATCTCGAGGATATAAGCGCGGATCTTGGTACCGGCCCCCATCCTGCCTTCATCGTCAATGGCGTTGCTAAGTCGGAAATTTGGATCGGTGCTTATCAGGCCTCGGTAATCGATGGTCGTGCCTATTCGCTTCCCGGCCAAGATCCGAAAATTGCCATCGACTTCGATACCGCCAAGGCTGCCTGCGTCAACAAAGGCCAGGGCTGGCATATGATGACGGCCTGGGAGTGGGCGGCGATCGCGCTCTGGTGCCTCAAGAACAAGTTCCAGCCGCGCGGCAATACGAACTATGGCCGCTCGCATGCACTTACCTATGAAACGGGTACCCGTGTCGATGGTGGCACTCCTGGTGTGTCGTCTGGAACGCCTCGCATTCTCACCGGGTCCGGCCCGATCTCGTGGCGCCATGAGAATACCTACGCTGGCATCTCCGATCTCGTGGGCAATGTCTCCGAGTGGAACGATGGATTCAAGATCATCGATGGCAAGATGTATTTCCCGGATGACAACAATTTCGCGCTCGCCGAGGCGTCCTGGCCTGCCCGTGAAGCTTATTTCGACGCAACGGTAGGCCCTGGCGACAGAACGGGTGCGGCTGATAGCGGTGATCCTGTACTTTCGAATGTCGTGCCGGCGAATTATACCGAGACCCCGACTCCTGCTGGTGGGGCCGATGTAGGAGATTTCGACTATGCTTACATGGCCGCAGAAAACGGCTGGAGAAGCATGACGTACAAGTCAACCTACGACTCCATGGAACTCGCGCTTCGCCAAAAGCTGGCTGCCCTTATGATCGCCCCCAAGGTGAGCAAAGACGGCGCTCTTATCTTCGCCACTTCCGGTGAAGAAGCGAAGGGCGGTGTCTATGTTCGCAACTACGGCGAGCGTTTCCCGATCCGCGGCGGCGTTTGGAGCGATGGCGCGATTGCAGGCGTGGCGTGCCTGAACCTGGCCAGCCGTCGTGCGTTCTCGTACAGCAATATCGGGTTCCGTCCCGCTTTTATATTGTAATCTGGGTATCTGATTCTCTGGATTCTGATGTCTTGGAGTTCTTCTGATGGAGTTTTGCCTTGGAAGTTATGAAAATTGCCCAGAAATGGGAAGATATGGCAATTTACTTGTACATCGCCATGAAGCAGTATCCGAAGACGGAACGGCATACGCTCGTGGCCGATACCACAAACGCCCTATGGAATATAGGAACTTATATCACAAGGGCGAATGCGGTTCGGTCACCATCGGAGCGCCGCCATCTTATCGAGGATGCCGACATGGAACTTGCGAGGCTAAAAGTGCTCGTGCGAATGGGCATGCTCTTAAAGTTTATGGACATGAAGAAATACGGAGCCCTTTCGGGTCAGATGGTAGAAGTTGGAAAAATGCTGGGCGGGTGGTTACGCTCGCCTGGCGTTTAGGGGCATGGCTGTAATCTTGTGGCGTTTTCCGCTCCGCGGTGGCAACTGGAACAATGGCGCGAATGCTGGCTTGGCATATCTGAATCTGAATAATCGCCGCGCGAACTCGAACAACAACATCGGGTTCCGTCCTGCTCTCTCTCGATGCCGGAAGCCATGATCCTACGGGCTCATGGACAGTGCATAGAGAAAAAGGAGCCTTGCTCCTTCCCAGGGATATGTGAGGGAGAATATATATAGGCGCGGACGACCAGTAGAGACCATGCGGCCCGAACGCGGTCTGCGCTATTTTTTATCGAGGCGGCAACCGTGAAGACATATAATAACCTTTTCGATATGGTAGTTGAGTTTGAAAATTTGTATAAAGCATATGATAAAGCCAAAAGAGGTAAACGATACCGTATTCAAGCGCTTCATTTCAAGAAAAATCTGGAGGAGAATCTAATAGAAATACAAAATGAGCTGATCTGGCATATGTATAAACCATTGTCATACAGGCAGTTTTGGGTGTACGATCCTAAAAAGAGGCTTATTTCTGCGCCTGCATTCCGCGATAGGGTAGTGCATCATGCTCTTATTCAGGTTATAGAACCCATTTTTGAAAAAAAATTCATACCAGATTCCTTTGCATGCAGAAAAGGCATGGGAACACATTCTGCGGTTGCCCGCACACAACATTTTGAAAGGGTTGTCTATCGAAATTATGGAGACTTTTATGTGCTGAAGCTGGATGTGCGGAAGTTTTTCCCTTCGGTAAACCATGATATCCTGAAAAGAGAATTTACGAGAATAATATCAGATAAAAGGTTGCATGAGATTTACAGCACTATAATAGATAGTTTCGAGCCGAATGGGCGCGGGCTTCCAATTGGAGCATTGACAAGCCAACTATCAGCAAATATGTATCTGAATCCATTGGACCATTACATAAAAGATATCTGTGGTGAACGGTATTATGTTCGCTATATGGACGACATGGTAATCATTCATCCATCGAAGAACCACCTGAGATATCTATGGAAGATGATCGAAAGGTATCTCAATGAGTACCTTGATCTACAATTGAATCCGAAATCGAAAATCTTTCATTGGACCCAGGGAATCGATTTCTGCGGATATAGAATTTGGCCTACTCATATCAAGCCAAGGAAAACAACATTGAAAAGGGCTCGAAGACGTCTCAAAAAATATTCAGAAATGTATCAAAACAATCCTGAAATTTTGGTAAAAGCTCGCCAGAGTATTATGTCGTTTCTTGGCTATGTAAAGCATTGCCAATGCTATAACACGACAAGATCAACGTTAGATAGTATTGTTTTTAAAGCCTCGAATGTTGACTTTAGGGATAGGATGAAGTAGAATTCTTTCAGCGCGCCAATTGGAGAATTGGGCCGGTACTCTCTCAGAGAGATGCCGGCCCTTTTTCTTTTTACGGTGCCGGGGGCACGGATGTCAGGCGAAGAAGATAAACAACATGTCATAAAAGATCATGAGCGACGATTTACAGAGATAAAAGAGGCGCAAAGAGATCACGAGAAACGCCTCAAATCTCTGGAAGAGGTTTTTGCAAGACAAGACGAAAAACAAAAACAGATATTTATGACGCTTGGAGAAATAAAGCAATTGCTGACATCATCAATGGAAGACATGAAAAAAGACAATGAGAAAACAATAGCTGATATGAAAAACATTATTGCCCCTCTATCAGAGGATGTCGAAAGTCTTAAAAGTAAGCCCGGCAAAACATGGGAGAGGATCAAATATGCATTGATCTCCGCCATTATTTCCGGCATTGTCGGCGTGTTGATAGGTCTTGCTTTTGGCGGTAAATAGAGGCCGCCGGAGGAATTGATATTGAAACCAAGGGAATTATCGCATGAAGACTATAGGAGTGCAGCAGAATTACTTGGGTGCGACATCGCAATAATTCAGGCTTTCTCCAAAGTAGAATCGAGCGGCTACGGTTTTTGGCAATTTGGTACTGACGAATGGCGCCCTGTCATTTTGTTTGAAGCGCATTATTTTTCCCGTTTGACAAACCATGTGTACGATGAATCCCACCCCAAAATATCCTCGCGAACCTATGATGGCACACTCTATCTTTATGGGAAACATGAATATGACAGGCTTGATGAAGCGTGCTCCTTGGATCGCAGCGCGGGCCTACAGTCCGCGTCTTGGGGGCGCTTCCAAATAATGGGCGCGAATTGGGAACGCGCCGGCGCCGAATCACTGCAAGATTTTATCAACAAGATGTATAGTATAAAGAATAACTCAGAGGCCGATCATCTTGATGCGTTTTGCCATTTTATCCTTTCGAATTCGGATCTCCATAACGCCTTGATACAACATGATTTTATCACCATGGCGCGTCTCTACAATGGCTCAGGGGCGGTTCAAGGTTACTCTCAAAAACTCAAAAAAGCCTATGATGAGATGAATATATGAAAACGAGGAAAGCGACCGCCTTTTGGGCGACATTCTGGGCTCTTTTGGGGATATATGGATTCACCGCACTGGTGGTTCCATCGGCTCTCTCTGTTGTGGGGACTACTATCATTGGCGCTCTAGCATTCGCAGGTTTTGGATATCAGGCTGCTCAGGTGGGGGACGCCTGGCAAAAATCAGCAAACTATCGCCCGGAGCTTGATCGAGAAAAAGATAGGCAGAAGAGACAATATACCGACCAAGAGGCTCGGTCTACGCGCATTCCTAAAGTTTCCGATGGCGAGGATATAAATGGCTGAATTGTTGAAAATGGTTCGCGGTTCAAAAGGAAAAATGTATTATATGTTTTTCTGCCCCGCATGCAATCATTGCCATGTAATTGATGACACATGGGCAATTTCAGATATGCCAGACAGCCCCACGGTCAGACCTTCGGTTTTGGTCAATACTAAAAATTCGCCATATTATGAATCCCGTCTTCCAACTTGCCATTTATTTATCATGGACGGAAAGCTGCAATATCTGTCAGATTGTACGCATGCGTTCTCAGGGAAGACGGTTTCGATGCAGCCTATATAAACGGAGGTGGGAATGTGTTATTTAAAATTGCCTCATATCTTGCGAAAGTTCCTATTGGGATACGCTATTTTGTTCTTGGCCTTCTCTGTGCCTTTATTGTCAGCGCAGTCATTGGAGTCAGCGCAAATAACCACATTAAAAACGAACTTGAGCGAAGCCTTGACGATAATACGACAATTAAAACAGAACTTGAAAGACAGAGAGGACTTAATATCGCGGAGAGAGCAAGCATTAGCGCAGAGCGAAACGGAATTGCAGACGAGAGAAAACAACTGGATAGAGAGAGACAAAGCAATACAGAAGAGAGAGCAAGAAATACAAGCGACAGAGACGCGAATCAACGAGAGAATGAGCGCCTTGCAAGCGAACGAGAGCGATTATCAAGAGAGACTGCAAGCATTGATGAAGGAAAACGAAGCCTTGATGCAAGAGAAGCAAGCATTGGAGATAGAGAAACAGCAATTAGTCAGCGAGAGACAGACATTGGAGCAAGAGAAGGCAGACTTACAGAAAGAGAAAGACGAAATAGTGAAACAGAAAGTCGACTTAACGCAGAGAGAGACCGATTATCAGGAGAGAATGGCCGAATTATCGCAGAGGGAAAGCGACTTGCGAACGAGAGAGGCCAACTCGACAGCGAGAGAGCAAGCCTTGAATCAGAGAGACAGCGACTTGCAAATGAAGGAACAGACATTGAATCAGAGAAGCAACGACTTGCAGATGAGAGAGCAGAACTTGAGCGAGAGAGAGACCTCGCAAGCATCGCTGGAGACGGCTTTGACCGACTTGAACAACTCATTAAAGAAAGCATTAACATCCTTGAAATGGGAGAAGGCGAGCAAAATAGCCCTTGAAATAGTTATAGGAATTTTGGCCATAGGCTGGGGGCTTGATGCTATTGGCGTTTACTAAATCTCATGGAGAATACGTGATAAAACAGCGATGCAAAAACCCAAAGAATGCCCATTTTGTCATTCACTTCGAATTGGACTAAAACAGACCTTCTCTGACCGAGTGCGTTGGAAATGTGGAGATTGTAAAAAGTCTTGGTCCACTCCTAACACAGAAAAGGATGCTCCCAAGATATTTACGCAAGAGGCTTCCGCCTTCACCTCCAATAAAAAGGTTGGAGAATTTGATTGGCGCGAATGGACTCCTCACCTTATGGAGAGGCAGCAACTTCACGAGAAAGCATCTTTCAGCCAGGACAAAGCCGAACTCCATCTTCGGACAGTGTATCGCTACATAGTATGGAAACATATAGCAGATACGCATTTGGGAGACATAGGTTCAGATTATGGGTATTTTAAAGATGTATCGGATCAAGTCCTTTCCATTCCCTATCTCTATATCAGCCTCGGTGGAGATCCGGAGGACGATTTTATCAGTTTCAAAAATCAATTACCGATCGTGCAGCAGATTCTTTCGCCTGCAGAGCAGGATGAATTCCTTGAAAGCTGGCTAGATGAAATATACCCCAAGCTTCTTTTTGCAAACTGGGGGAATCATTGTATTACTCCTGATTATAATGTTTTAACTAAGCGCGGATGGTTGAAATATAATGAGCTGATTGCATCTGATGAAATCCTCAGTTATGATGTTGGGAAAAATAAATGCGTATGGGATAAAATTAATCACATTATTATCAATAATATTGACGATAATATCGTGGAATATTCAACTAGGGGATTTAAATTTTCTGGAACGACCAACCATAGGATGCTAGGGCAAAAAGCTTGGGATCGCAAAAATGGAAACTATAAATATTATTTGGCAGATGAACTGTCCAATGATATATTTTATATCAAATCTTCGGCTGCCTTTGGTAGTAGTGATTATCCGATTAGCGATAATATATTAAGATTGTCTGGATGGATGATTACTGATGGCTGTATTTATAATTCAAGTGGAGGTATACCTGATTATCGTATATATCAATCTAAACCACATTTTAAAATAGAGGCGATTTTAAAATCCATGGGCTATTCCTATTCTATAAGAACCAGAAACAAGAAAATTGATATTATATGCGGAAAGAAACTTATCAAACCACCACTTCCACAGAACGAGATTAGACTTTTAATTGATTCCGCGAGGGATTTTTTCCAATATATGCCAACAAAGGATATACAAGCGTGGATGTACCTGTTAAGTGATCGCCAGTTTGATATATTTATTAGCTCGGTCATAGATGGTGATGGTTCGAGTCATGGCCCCAATAGTGCAACAATTTATGGTACTAATTTATTTTTAAGTAAACTGCAAGGTTTATGTGTTATGCATGGGTATAGGGCATTATTATCGACAAATAATAGAGGTAATTCTGTATTAAATATAACAAAAACGGACAGTACAATTATAAATATAAAAAAGCACAAATCTTATTCCCATTATTCTGGTTTGGTTTGGTGTTTAAATGTTCCACTGAGCAATTTTATGGTTCGCAAGAATGGGACGGCATATTTTACTGGTAATTCCGAATTCGAAGAGCGGGTAAGCGGAAGGAATACGGCAAAAAAGATACTTGCTAAGCGGACCGTGTACTTCAATGGCATTGGGGTATGCCTCCTATACATAAACGATATCTGCTACAAAATTGTCGTTACCCACAAAACAAGATATAATTCATCCTTCAATAAGACTCATGGATTGAAACAGCTTGCGCGGCGCGAAATCCCGGATGCTGATGTGTATCTCGCCGAACACACGCATGATCCGGCATATGAAGTCTCATTTGAGCGCGGGATGTTCCAAGTGTATGCGGTCACTGGTTCGATCAAAGTCAACGATGGTTATGCAAAGCGATATTTTTCTTATTTTTCAACCGAACAGGACGTTGCGTTTGTCCTCGATTCAAAGAAGCATCGCATAATCCCGTTCCCATGCCTGGAAGATGCTCTGGATTTTGCCAAAATGGGGAACACACTTGAAAACGGAAAAGAATAATGCCTCGCAAGGGGAAATCACGGCAGTGTTTGATGGAATGAAAGCACTGGTACTCGAAAAAAATAAAAGGTACGGGAATTCTGCGTTGGATCCCGTGCGAGTATTCTCGAAACTCGATCCAGGAGAGGGGATATGCGTTCGTCTCGATGACAAATTATCTCGTATCAATAACAGCAGGGAACTGAGGAAGAACGATATCGCCGATTTAATGGGGTATCTTGCGCTGTTATGCATCGCCAAGGGATGGAATAATTTTACTGATCTTATAGATTAAGCTATAGAAAAGCCGTTCCTAATCGCTTTGAGCGCGCGCAACAAAATATTACTAAAACATAGTAATTTGTTATTATATAAGTAATTATAATACACAATAGAACGAGTCAATATATGGCATTCTGATAAACATATATTAAAATAATAATATATGTTATATTTTAGAATCGAATAGTTTCAGCGTTTTTGGCGGTATTTTTTCAAAAAATTCTGAATCGCGCGCTGTTCTCCCTCTCCATATGTAGACACAATGAAGGGTTCATTACCGACCGAGCGGATGCGATACAGTGCCCCAAGATAGTTTGTAAGATTCTTCTTCTCTTCTTCGGGTAGCTCTTCGGGGAAATTCAATATTGCGCGTCCATCCACGTATATACTATTTTTCGATACCTTAATCTGTACTTGGGGCGTTGGCTCGGATGATTCTCCATCTTCCGGGGTTACTGCCCATTCCCGGAAGTTTCTGAAAGAATCTGAGGCGACGCGCTTAAAGACTTCATCTTCTTGTTTGGGATGATTTTCCAGCGCCAATCGCACGAAACGTAATTTATGAGCATTCCCCTCTGGGTTGAATCCTACTTTCTTCAGCTTGTCGAAATAATCTACAAATATCTCCCCGATGATTTTTGCGTCGCTTATAGTCTGCGGAGGGACCCCGATGAGATCCGCAAGGTTCATTGCATAGGCAAGATAGGACCCTTGCCCGGTGCCAGCATAAAGGGCTTCTCGGTCTATGATGACACACCCTACCCCTATAATCAGAATAGAGGATTTGATTCTGTTCGCGGATACTCTGATGACATCCTCAATGGCAGACCGATCTTTTGTTTGCAGGGCTTCAATCATCGCGTCACTTGTCATATCATTAGAGTAGAGATTCTGGAGATATTTTAGATGGTATTTATCTTTTACCGGAAAGGTCGAATCGAAGACGTTCTGGATCACCATTTCCTTGGCCATACCCACTCCTTATAGTGACAATCTATTGACAATCTATGTTTTGGCAATCTATCGACAATCAAAAAAATCACCAATAAACAGCCCACAAAATGACATTTTATACCATATTATAGCAAACAGACAAGGAAGCAAATACATAACATGACTATTTTACGTTTCTATATACCCTTTTAAGGCGTGGGTCCCCAGTCCGATCCTGGGGCGGCTCAGAAGATAATTCGTTTTATTTGCAGTAAATAGCCACCACAAAACGGTGGCTATTTTGTTTATATGGAGCTAACTGACAATCTATTGACAATTTATACCTTGACGGAATCGGAAATCGGTGTATAAAAAGGTGGTATGGGACGTACCACCTTGCCATATTCACTGAAGAGAAGAAAAGAGTCCGGAATTTGGCGCTACAGATTGCCCGGGATGGAAAACTATGTATCGACCGGGACTCGAAACGAGGCAGCTGCAAAGAGCGTCCTGAAAGAAGCCCTACAAAAGGAAGAGCTGGCAAAAGAGGGGCGCAATACCCTCCGGCAGTATATCGAACCATTTTATGATTATGAACGCTGTCCGCATATTCAACGAATCGGCCAAAAGAGCATTTCGAGAAAATCAGCCAGGATAATCAGGGCTTATATCAAAAACCATGTCCTCACGGATCCCATTGCGGATATAGTCATATGTGAAATCAAAACGCGCGATATTACAGCGTTCCGTGCCCGACTGCAAAAGAAGAACGTCATGTCGCAACCGAAGAAAGACAAGAACGGAAACAATATCCCTCCCGCTCCTCTTCGCCCTCTTGCGTCGGGGACTATCGACAAGATCATGAATGCGCTGAAAACCGTATTTGGGGAAGCTGTGATAAATCGCGACATTCTCTACAACCCGTGTATTGGAATAGTGCGGCTTGGCTCGAACTATGACAACCCAAGGGGCGCTTTTTCGATAGATGAGCTCGAAATCTTTTTGCGACGGGAAAACTGGAACAATGCAGAGGCGTGGAATTGTTTTCGCCTGGTGGCCGTCACTGGGATGCGATGTGGGGAGGTCCTTGCTTTCCCGTGGGGATGCGCAAGCGAGCAAGATCTGGCTATCGTCAATAACTGGAAAGATATCGCTGAAAAGGGGGAACCAAAAGGGAATAAGCCGAGAACGGTTCCTATCAGCAAGTCGGCGTGGCGCATTATCGGTGAGCACAAGACTACCAGAAGCACGATGCTTGACGAAAACGATTTACTCTTCTGTGACCCGATAACGGGTGGTCGCCGCGGTCCTGCATGGTGGAAGAAGAATTTCGACACTGCCATGGAAAAATCAGAGCTCCCCCTTTACGATTCAGATGGCCATAAGCGAACCCCGCACAGTTTGCGACACACCCTGAACACACTCTTGCTTGTGCGGGGGGTAAGCCCTATTCTTATACGTGAATACCTTGGATGGGCTGAGGACAATCAAAAGTTGACAAAGGTTCAGCAAGGGTATACTCATTTTTCCGTGATGGACATGGCCGGATTGGTTGCTACGATAGATAGGATTTTTAGCGGTATTTTTGATAAAAAAGAGGGGTAAATATGAGAAAAAACGTGATTTTATCGTTATTTTTAATATTTTTTCTCGCAGGGTGCGCCTCAAATAAAGAGAGCATTACAATAAGTGAACCACCGCCCCCAGACCCTACCTCGATACTATTGAAGGACCAATTACCTGCCGGCGCACATGGAGTAGTCTCTTTGGATGAATTCAAGGCGATTATTGCTGATGAACCATATCGGTACCCAACCACTCTGATTACCAAAATAGTCAAGGATCAGCTGATTGTGATGGCCTCGCTCGATATCAGTAAGGCGAATACCGATTCCATATGCCATGGTGACGTGGTTTCGCTCGAAATCGCGGCGAGATATATTGCGTATCTGAATCATTGGTTCTACGCAAAACGATCGGAATGGGACGAAAATCTCTCCGCTGCCCTGGCTCAGTACCGTTATCTGTATGTTGTCGAGTTCCGCCGCGACGACATGACTTTACAAATCCATGGCAAAATAATTCAGGGAGCGTATGGAACTTATCATATGGAATTGCAAAGCCCTGTCTATTTGAACATACCGGGATGGGAAGAGGTGCGTCTTGCACCCATTGAAAGGGATGCAGCGGGGACGAACTATATACAATTAGGGGCTCCGTATAATCCCATTACCGGCGACTATTATACATCGTACCTGGTGTATACATTTTTTGACCGGCAGGATGTACTGCAAAATATTCCAAAACCGAAGCCATGGTAAGGAGATGCAAACATGAAAAAGAAAACGAGTGCGATTTGCCTTGGAATGATTTTCTTTGTTATTACTTGTGTTGACCTATATGCCCAAAACGGCTATAAAGATTATAGCTGGGGCATGACAATTACACAGGTTAAGGGGAAGTGCTCTGATCTTAAGATATATGATGATACTTACTGGCCAATACCATCATACGCGATTATGTATATCTATCATGATGAAATAGAATCAATAGTGCCCGATCCGTTGGAACAGGAACATGAAGCCGTTTCAGCATATACGTCTGAAAAGAAGGATCTAAAATTTTATTTTGTCAACAAGAAACTCGTTGCTGTTGAACTGCACTTCTCTCAGGCGAATATACTAAAAGAGCTGGAAAAGGAATATGGAGAGATATCGCCTGTTGATGGTGCGCATGGGGGATATAGATATAAGACCGCTGCCTGGAATAGCACAAAGCGTGTCATTGTTTGGGACAGCCCCGGATATGGCATGGAAACAGTAACCTATGTAGATGGCAATTGGCTTACTCCACTAATGAACAAAACAATCTCTGCTTATCGAAAAGAAAAAGATAGTGTAACATCACGGCTTGATTGAGCTGTCTGAGCTCATAAGCCCGTGGTAAATTTCGTTGATTCTCTCAAGATACCCCGGTGTCGTGTCGTCGGGGTTTTTAATGCCCTTCTTGGAATATTCCTGCCGCGCCTGCGCAACCGCCTCACCCCATGCCCTCTGCCGCCCCTCAAGCTTCGCCATCGCGGCATCATAAAGAGGAGAAGTTATATTTTCTTCATATTCTCCGTGGCAATAGCCAATCATGTAACCCTCTAAAATAACCTCCTCGGGATCGTCATAATCAAGGAATCCGGTGTCAAGAGCATCTCTTTGGGGGAAGGTCGGGTGCCGTATCGCTTCATCAATATCACATAGTGGAAAATCAGTACATTTCCTTTGGCATGGCATACGGCATACCGTTTTGACTTTCTTAGCTCCGAATTCTTTAAGATATAATAGATTACATACTTGAGCGTTATAGAGGGCCTCATAAAAGTAAGCCCCATGCTCGAATAAAAATCGGGAATATTCATAATACGCCAGTCTCAGGTCTTGATAGTCTATTTGAGACGATTTGTTGATGGAATCTATCAGTACCGAGAAGACGATATTTATTTTACTGAATTCAGGGAGCCCGGAGCAAGATTTCTCAGTATTGTATAAGGCGATACCATCCCAGAAGAGCTGGCGGTCCGAAGCTAAAGACCAAGTGGCAGGTTCTGTTATGTCAAAATAATAATTCAACATTTATCTATCGTTCTTTATTTCTTTCCGATTTGTCGGGAATGGGATTATTTTATTTGAATTCGCCCCAGTACTAATCCTTTCTTTGCCAAGAACCACTGATTTATTCAAGATGTGCAGATGAAATGATAAATCAAGTCTTGGCATTATAACCCCGAAGCCAATGCCTCCGGTGCGTTGGCGGTTATCTTTAATTCTTCAGTTCTGAGCCGAATGCCTTCTTCAACCAACATTTCCAAATAATAATTCAATGGTAAATTTGCGCACATACGATCCTGCGTCTTAAGCTTTTCTATTCTTTCTTTCAGGTCAGCCGTGCAACGAATAGTTATATTCTCAGCCTTCCCTTGATTAACCATCTTTGACATTCCTTCCCTCCTGTCAATTCATTGTAATCGAGAAAATGAAAAAAAGAAAATAAAAAGTTGCATTTTTTGTATTGACAAGTGAGTCAAAGTAAGTTAATGTAAGTTCTATGAAACAAAGAAGAGTAGTGGCAAGGATCAAAGATCAAACAATTACTATCCGTATAGATTCAGAAACTAAGTCTAAAGTCGTGGAAATGGCACAAAAAGAACATAGAACATATTCGCAGCAACTTCTTTATTTGGTTGATATTGCACTGAAAGCAAAGGAGAACGCCTCATGATTATTGAAATTGACTCAGAAGTTTTGTCCTCCGTCTTTTCAGCAATTGACCGCAACCATGACAAATGGTGGTTCTCGATAGACGACTGTGCGCTCGCGTGGGGGTTCGAAAGGACCTATTTCTATCGCCGTAGGTTTCTGCTGCCGAACTTCGGTGTCTTTGATGATCCCGATCATCACGCCTTCAGTCGGGAATCCTTTATGAAATGGGTCACGGTTCCCCTAACAAAACACGCCCAGGAATGGACGGCGTTGTCGGCGGATGAACGCAGAAAGATAGAAAAACATCAGGTGCCGAAAGGAATCACCGTAAAATGATTACATGTCCCTACAAAAATTGTGGTTTTTCCTTCGATCTTGAAGGAAAGAAACTCGTCTACGAAAAATACGGCTATTCATGCTTTTGCCCGAAATGCGGGCGACCGATCCTTTTGACCCGACAAGCACAACTGAAGCACGGGAAAATACATATGTCGAAGAAAGAACGTCTCAAACTGCGTAAGGAGGAGCGTGGAAGAGCTGAAAAACCGCTTGGTGCTTAAAGCATTGAGCGATTTGCCTTGCGGCCCACGGTGTTTCGGCCCGGAGCCCCAGGGTTTTGTTATCGTGGTTGGACAGGAAAGGAGCTTTCCTTTGAAAACATATTCCGGTGTCGGCGATGCAGACGGAGTCTTAAAAACAAAAAGTCCATTGAACGTGGATATGGGCCTGAATGCTGGAGCATGGTGAAAGAGCAGCCCTTGCTTATCCCGGAAGTCGAAATAGTCGATTCGAAAGGACATGGTATGACACGTCATATTTCAGTATTGGTTACCTATCATAACATTTCGTTTGAAGTCACCGGAGAATACGAAAAATATCAACCAGGTGTTCCCTATTTACAAAATGGGGATCCCGGGAATGCGCCAGAAGGCGGCTCAATCGAAGATATGGATATTCTGTACGACGGGCTCTCCTTCTATGATGTCCTGTCCGATTTTGCGATAGCCGAGATTAGAGAGGCCGCCGAAAAGGAAGCCCAAAATGCTTAAGTGTATGGGATTGGTCCATGGCAGCCCTGGTACGAAACAGTGTGAGGAATGCACCAAATTAGTAATGACCACGAAAACCGAAAACAATGAAAAGACAAGGTGGATCGTAAAGCCCGTATATCCCTGCGCTGAGTTCAGTCGGCGCGGAAAATTCAGTAAAAGGAGAGTCGTCATATGAAGAATGAGGCTGATTTCCTGGAGAATATGTTACAGGAACAGGCAGAAGAATTGGGCGCGACAGTATTATTCGACGATCATGGAGCTCCGATTCTGGCAATTGCTGTGCCACGTTTTAATCTTGAGGATTTTGACCCCATGCTTGGATCAGGGCCTCATCCTGCTTTCATCCGTGCCGATGGCAGTCTGCGTGATAAATTTTATGCTGCTTATGACGTAGCTTCGACAAACAGGGATTATGTTTTCAACATGCCAGGTTTGCCTGCCAGAGGCGATGTCACCTTTGATGAGGCTCGCGCGCTGTGCAGTGCCATGGGTCCCGGCTGGCACCTGACGAACGCCTGGGAGTGGTCCGCGATGGTGATGTGGATACTGATGCAAGGGAGAAATCCATT